GGGATAACCCTCACTGCGATAGGGGTCTGCTGACCAACCATCTCAAAGAGGCACAACGCCGCAATGCAGGGGTCATCGTAAACGGTGACTTTTTTTGTTTGATGCAAGGCAAAGGCGACCCACGGCGGAGCAAGGAGGACATCCGAGAGGAACACAACAACGCACGCTATTTGGATTCCATTGTGAACACCGCCGTGGAATGGTTTGCGCCTTACGCCAAGAACCTGCTCCTGCTTGGATATGGAAACCACGAAACCTCCATAATACACCACCAAGAAACCGACATTTTGCAACGCTTCGCAAGCACCCTGAACTACGCCACAGGGTCAGCAGTCGAAGTTGGCGGCTACGGCGGCACGCTGGACATCAGGGTAAACCACGACCCTCTGCGGTCCAAGAACTTCGTCGTGCATTACTACCACGGCGCAGGAGGCGGAGGCCCAGTCACCAAGGGTGTGATTCAAGACCAGCGGATGCTCGCAAGCACCGAAGGCTATGACTTGACTTGGATGGGCCATGTCCATGAACTATACTACCACCAAAATATCATCCACCGCTATGACCGCGCGACCAAGACCCTCATTCAAAAGCCTGTTCACCAACTGCGTACTGCGACGTATAAGGAGGAATGGGATGGCGGGTACATGGGCTTTCACACTGAACGAGGCCGAGGCCCGAAGCCTCTGGGAGGCTATTGGATGAAACTCGAAACGAGCAGGAACTCAAGCAAGGACAACAACGGCCCTGAGGTGCAAGTCCACGCAACCTTCACCCCTGCGGATAGGTTGTACTGACCTGTACGAAGAAATCGTACAACTGTCCAGTTTTTACTAAAATAAATTGGACATTCGGGGAATCAATTCTCCATTATACCCCCCAAAAGAGAGATTATTTCCCATAAGTAGCGGATTCCGCTACCTTTCGCAAAGGATTAATTTGCATGAATTTTGCCGAATTATCCCTGCAAACCCCTCGAAATCGATGGGCTTTGCATGACAAACCATGCATTAAGGCCGTTAATTGCCATTAATGGTGGGTTTATCATTCTTTGCCCCTGCAGTTATGTAGAGATAGCCGTACTCTTTTTCTGCGCTGAATCGAGGGCAGTCCTTGGTCACCCCTGCGAAATCCCGATGGCCGCAGATGCGAGCCTTGGGGTACTTCTGAAGCCAACCGAGCAACACCGCCGCAATCGCTTGCCTCTGCTGGATAGAACGGTCATCCTCGTCCTTGCCGCCGATATAGCTGACGTGCAGGCTTGTTGTGTTGTGGCCCTGCACGCCGTTGGTAATGGCGGAATCGGGTGCCAGTTGTACGATATTTCCGTTCGACTCAATTATCTTATGATACCCTACGGACTTCCAGCCAAGGGCTTCCTTCCAATATCTACGGATGGATGCGATGGTGGTATTCTTCGGGGTGGCCGTGCAATGCACAACAAGGTGGGTGATGGTTCTCATTCTTCGGGGTTAAGGAGGGGATAGTAGTCAATCGTGTGGGGGTCATCGTTGGGCAGTCCTGACGCATGGACTTCCTTGACGTTGTGCCATTGGGTCATCTTCGGGTCGTAGCCCAGCAGTTCGCAAGCCCTGCGATACTCGCACAGGGCCACGTTGTTCTGCTCCAATTCTAGGTTGGATATGGATATCATCAGCCGCTCTAAGGCATTCGTGAGGGCTTTTGCGGGTCGAGTGGAGTGGTAGGTCATGGCGCAAAATTAACGCTATTTATGCCGAAAATTGGGAATGATTGGGAATTGGGGAATAGGCCCATAAAAAAAAATAAAAAAAATTTGACGCAAGAGGTCGCAAAAAGGAAAACGGTTGTATCTTTGACCTACAAACCAACCACTAAACCTAAAAACCATGAACAACCAAGCCACCGAAATCTTCCGCATCAACGACAAGCAATGGGATTATGCTGACTACCGCCTAAGCGTTATCGCAGTTTTTGGCTACATGTTTGCTAATAAACTCAAGCAAGTAGGTGAAACCCTAAGCATTGAAAACGGAGTAAAAGTTTGGACAATTGATGTAGCACCTCAATCAGCCAACTAACTCAACCGAGGGGTGCGACTCGCCAACGCACATTTTTAATCTCCTAAACCCCAAAACCATGAACAACCAAACCAAAGCCAAACTCGAAGCAGCCCTTGTTACGGGCTACATCATGCTCACGACCTGCCTCGGCATCATCGTATTCGGCAGATTCATCTTCGCACTCCTAACCAACTAAACCCCAAAACCATGCACAAGTTCAAAACCACCAACATCAAAGGCAAGGATTACGTCGAAGTAAACCAACGCCTCCTCTACTTCCGCTCCGAACAAGCCTACACAGGTTGGAGCATCGAATCGGAACTCGTTGACCTGCAACCCGACCGTTGCTGCATTCGTGCCGTAATCCGTGACGCAGAAGGCCGCATCCGAGCAACAGGCCATGCCCATGAGGACCGCACCTCGTCCATGATAAACAAAACGTCCTACGTCGAGAACTGCGAAACCTCTGCCTTCGGTCGCTGCTTAGCCGCTCTTGGAATTGGAATTGAAACGAGCATCGCAAGTGCCAACGAGGTGCAGATGGCTATTGCCCAGCAGGCCAATCTTGACGACCTCACCGACCGCCTTGGCTTGGTTTCGACTTACTCCGACCTTGACATGGCAACGCTCAAGGCTGACTTCATTAAGTTGGTCGAGCAACTCCCCGAAGACCAGCGGTTCAAGTACTCCGACCATAAGGGCATGACCCCAGCTCGTTACGAGAAAGGCATCAAATTCCTCCAAGACCAAATCGCTAAACTCAAGAAGCCATGACACTACTCGAAAAATGCAATGCCGATGTATTCAAGGCAATCATCGACATTAAAGCCGAGCATCCCGAAATGGGGCAAGCCATCATCAATCTACTCCAAAAACACGAGTACTGGTGGCAGATGAGCGGCAACGAAATCCTCTCCCTCGCCATGCCCATGCGTGACATTTGGGATAGGAAAATATTCACCTTCCACCTTCTTTTTGAATCACAAGAAAAAACCGTAATGCCATGAACCAAGAACTCGTTTCAATCCCCAAGTCGGATATCAGCAAGGCTGACATCTCCGCAATCGCCACTGGCCTCATCCTTCGCATTGAAGAAGGAGAGGTCAACCCAGTCGCCGCTCACGTTCGCCTCAAAGCCATCATCAAGGCACTTGAGCAAGTCCTACGGTCAACCGAGCAAATCGTGTGGGATGAGGCCGAATTGAACGGCAGAACCTTCTCCGCCTTCGGTGCTGACATCCAACTCAAGGAGGGTGCAATGACCCCTGACTACACAGTCGACAAGGAATGGGCGAACCTCAACTCCATGATAAAGGGCCGTGAAGAACTGCTGAAGACAGCATTTCGCAATGCCGGGAAGATGACCGTCATCGATGAGGCAACTGGCGAGGTCGTTCCTGTATGTCCAGCCAAGGGAACCAAGCCGTCCATTGCAGTAACGTTTCGTTGAAGCCACCGATATGAGACCAGCACCCCCCAAGAAAAGACCCGGCGTACAAATTGTCGGCAGGGTCGCAGGAGTGAACGCCGCAATGCTGCTACTCGAAAAGCCCTACAGGGCCACGGAATTGGCCGAAGCCCTTGGCATCCATATCCGCATCATGTATCGCATCCTCAACGACCTAAGAGCCACGGGCCACCTATATTCGCACCGCTGCCATTACTGGTTCGACCCGAAGAAAAACAACGACTTACAACACCTAATTCCAATCAAAGACCCAAACCTTTAACCCCAAACCCATGAGCAACTACACACCACAACCCAACACCTTCAGCCTGTTCGCCAACGACAAGGGCGACAACCCGAAACGCCCTGACTACCGTGGGGAACTAATTATGCCCGATGGCACCAAGATGCGCCTCTCCGCATGGGTGCGACAATCAACCAAGTCAGGCAAGAATTTCCTATCAGGAACGGTAGAACCCATACAGGAGCAGCAAGCCAGCGGCGAGAGTTTTGCACCCCAAGACGGTGATATGCCATTCTAATCGTATATTTGTGCGTCAGTCCGTGTGTAATTGAGGCCACATGGTACTACCGATAAAGGGTCATGCTTGAACCCCTACCCTCGGCTGCCTCAATCAGTCGGGGGTATTTTTTTTTAACCACATAACCAATCAACCATGCAAAAACTCAACATCAACCCCGAACTCCAATCACTGATACCTCCGCTAACCTCGTTAGAATATCAGCAACTAACCAACAACATTCTATCGGAAGGCATCCGTGAAGCTATCCTGACTTGGGATGGAACAATTGTGGATGGACACAACCGCTATTCCATTGCACAGGAATTTGGCATACCATTTACAACCAAGGCGATGCAATTTACCGACCTTAATGAGTGCAAGGAGTGGATGATTCTTAACCAGTTTGGCAGGCGTAACCTGCAAGCATTTCAACGCAGCGTCTTGGCTTTGGAATTGGAGCAAGTAATTAGAGATAAGGCCAAGGCAAATCAAGGCACAAGAATAGACATTCCGCAGAAATCTGCGGAAAGTTACAAGCCTATTGAAACAAGAAAAGAACTTGCTAAGATTGCCAACGTCAGCCATGACACCATCGCCAAGGTCAAGGTTCTTCAAGCCAAGGCTACCGATGATGTTAAGCAGCAACTACGCACTGGCGAGGTCAGTATTAACCAAGCATATCAGGAGATTAAAAAGCAGGAGAAAGCAGAAATATTACAAAATCGTAAAAGCCGAGAAATAATTGAAGCCAATAAACAGGAGGAAATAACAGAAAAATTTAATGTTCAATTTGGTCAAGTATGGATTCTTGGAAAGCACACATTAACCTGTGCAAGTGCATACGATTTTCTTAAGAATGAAGCGACCGCTATTATCACCGACCCACCTTATGGCATTGACTATAATCCCGACTGGAAGAAGTGGGATGGAACCGAAAGCGATTTTAAAAAGATAGAAGGAGATGCCGAGGAATTTGACCCAAGGCCGTTTTTAAATCGAGATACGGTTGTTTTATTTGGGGCCAATTATTTCACAAGACACTTGCCCACAGGTGGATGGCTTTGCTGGGATAAGCGTTTAAAAGACGAACTTGACGACATGATTGGAAGCCCATTTGAACTTGCATGGTTCAAGAGTGCGGCAACAAAAAAGTCCTCAATTATGGTAAGGGTTCTGCATGGCGGCGTTGTTAACGCTGATAGCATTCACGGTAATAACCAGAAAAGGTTTCATCCAACACAAAAACCAATCGTGTTAATGGAGGAAATAATCAAGAAAACAACCAAAGAAAAAGAAACGATATGCGACCCGTTTTGTGGCTCTGGGACAACCTTACTTGCAGCGGAAAACACGGGAAGAACTTGCATTGCTTATGAAGTTGACCCAGCCTATTGCAATATCATCCTATCACGATTCCAGGAACTTACAAAAATAACGCCATGGTTGGTATAGAAAGGATTAAAATAATTGATGTAAACGATTATTTAAAAGAAAGAAGCGATAAAGCGGGTAAATATATTCAGTTAATTAATAATATTTACAGGGAAATTCTGCCTCTTGCTGATGGTGAAAAAACGACGGAAGTGAGTCGTGATGAATTAAAAGGCAGGTATGATGCCACCGAAGGCATTGACATGATTTTAACCCTTAAGGACGGTAGCAGATTGACGCTCCAAGAAAAATGCCTTTTTAAAGGCTTTCATACTGTAACCTTTGAAACCGAAAAAAGGTCAGGAAAAAAGGGGGCATGGTACTATTGCACATCGCAACTTTATTTCTGCGGCGAAGCTAGCAATGGGGAAATAATAAGTTATGTACTATTGGATTTGTTGCAGTTAAAAATTTATTCAAATAAGCATGAATTACCGTGGAGGCATAGAAAAGGAATAGAGCGAAGTCAAGAATCGTTTATGTTTATGAAATTTAGCGAAATCCCCGAAGATTGCGTAATTGCAAGAAAATTATGAGACCCATACCATGGTTCAAGTTCTGCCCAGCCGATTGGATGATGGGCAGAATCTCACGGCAACCCGCCGAGGTGCAGGTGGCCTTTATCCGACTTTGTTGCGTCTATTGGAACGCCGAGTGCGAGATGTCATCCGAACACGCAGAGTTGGAAGCTGATGGGCATCTTCAACGGCTCCTCGCCACTCGTCTTGTTGAAACCAACGGAACGTCCGTGTTTATTAAATTCCTTGACATTCAATGGGAAGACGCAAACCTGCACCGCACCAAGATGTCCGAAGCAGGCAAAAGAAGTGCCGAAAGGAGGTCAACCAAGGTTGAAGAAAATTTAACTAAGGTTGAACCTACGTTGAACTTACCTTCAACCTACGTTGAACCTGTGTTCAATAGAGAAGAGAAGAGGAGAGAAGAGAAGAGGGAGAAGAAAGATTGTGTGCTTTTTGATTCCTTTTGGAGTGCCTATCCCCGCAAGACCTCCAAGCAATCCGCATCCAAAGCCTTCGCCAAGCTATCGGATGAAAACCAGCAGAAGGCCATCGACAACATCACCCGCCTATATGCCAATACGGAGGTGCAGTTCGTTCCCCATGCCGCAACCTACCTAAACCAAGCCCGCTGGGAAGACGAGGCCATCGTCCGAACCAATACCTTTGCAAGACCACTACTAAACCAATCCGAAGATGCAGACCTACCACGCTACCGCTGAACGCAGGCTTTTGTCCTGCCTGATGGATGCCTTCATTGACCGAGCATCCTTCCTCATGCAAATCCCTGAACGCCTGTTCACAGGAAACAACGTGTTCATCTACCGAGCCATCGAAGCCCTGCACCGAGCAGAGCGACCCGTGGACTTGGTTACCATCCACCAATACCTCGTTGAAAACAATCAAGCCTTTGTAACCCTCGACCTTGGATTCTTTGCCGATGGGATTACTATCACCTCGGACTGGAAGACCTACGCCGCTGACCTGAACCAAGCGTGGAAGGCAAGGGAGGAGCAGCAAATCATGGACGACCTTGCGGCTGACCGTGATATTCCAAGAGCCTTCGCCCGCTTCCAAGCCATGCAGGCCGTGGAAACCAATGCTTCCGAAACCACTGCCCACGAACTCGCCAAGGAGTACCTGCTGAACATGAACGAGGTGAGGGAGGGCAGACGCAAGGATTCGGTTTACCCCACCTTCATCAGCCCGCTTGACCGTATGCTCACAGGATTTAAGCCATCCGAGTTCGTTTTGCTGGGCGGTCGCCCTGCGATGGGTAAGACCTTGCTTGCCCTGCAAATAGCCATGAACCAAGCGATGGCTGACATTCCTGTGGTCTTCTTTACGATGGAAATGAGTGCTGACCAATTAAGCCAACGGATGCTTTCTAACCTTGCGGAGATGGATGGGTCGCACTTCCTCAACCCCACCGAGCGAATCACCTCCGACCAATTTCTCGACTTGGGGAAAAAGGCTGACCTCCTTAAGTCAAAGCCGCTGTATATCGTTGACCTGCACCAAGCCAACCTCGACCGCATTGAAGGCGAAATCGCCAAACTCAAAACCAAGTACGGCGTTTGCGGATTTTATCTCGACTACCTGCAACTCATCGAGCCAACCAAGATGGACAAGCCGAAACCTAAAATCGAGCAGATGACCAACATCAGCAAAACGCTTAAGACCATCTGCAAGAGGCAGAAGGTGTTCGGGGTTGTGGTGTCATCCCTATCACGTGCAACCGAGGGCAGGGCAGACCACAGGCCCATCATGTCCGACCTTCGGGAAACAGGGCAACTTGAGTTTGATGCTGACAAAATTGCTTTTGTTTATCGACCCTACGAGCATGACAAGAGCAAGGAGGCTGACCTGATGGAAGTCATTGTCCGAAAGAATCGCAACGGTTCACTCGGCACGGCAGACATCCAGTGCCACCTTCCCTTCACCAAAGCCAACGAGTTCCCACCCAATAGAATTGATTTATGATGGAAGAGTACAACCTCCAAGCCGCTTGCGTCAAGTTGTTCGCAATGCTCCGACCCAACGAGCAGGGGCGGCTATTCCTGAACCTCAACAATCCTCGCTCCCGCTCCAACGGTTACTTCCTTAAAGGTATCGGGCTGACGGCTGGCGTTGCTGACATGACCTACCTATCCCCCAAGGGTGCGGTGTTCCTTGAGTTCAAGGCACCCAAGGGCAAGCAATCCCTATCGCAAAAGTGGTGGCAGGGGGTCGTAGAGGCAGTTGGCTACAGGTATGTAGTCATCCGAAGCCTTGAGGATTTCCAACGGATGTTGGATGAATGTTCCTAATTTGTGTATATCTTCGCATTACTAAACCCCTAACCCATGAAACATATGGCACATAACGTTTTGCGTATAAAAAATCGTTTTAATGTTTTTTATACGCTGTTAGCTTTAGGTTTTTAAGATTTTAAACAAAATATATTATGAAAACAGAAGAACAAAAACCAATGGTATTTTGTGGTGTAATAAATATGGATGGCACACCTGCAAAAATGACCGAAGAAGAAAAGGAACGATTTGTTAAAATGTGTAGCAATAATGGTCAATATAATGCGGTTTTTTGTGAGGATAATTCAATTCCTAAAGCAATGGAAAATCTTGCTAAAATTTTAAAAACTTGAAGCTAACGGTCGGGTATTGCCGAAGGCAGGGATTTGAAAGACAAAAGTTTCAACCTTGCACAAATGCCCAATAGAATTACAAATGATTAATTAACCGAGAATGCCCTGCTTTTGGCAATACCTTGTTAGGTGCAGTGCTTCTCACAAACTCAAATAAAATGTCAGATTTCAAAGTAGGTTGCTCACCTTTAACGAGTAAGATTTTTGCAGGTAAAGTTCTTAAAAATGGAACTTGGGGAAATGTAAAACACGATGTTACCGATACTGCTGTTGGTGCAGTTGCTCAACATTTATTACAACTGGATGAAAGAATGGAATTTCAATACAGAGGTAAAACTTATGAGTTAAAGGTTGTAGAGGTGTCGTCATAGCATTGCACCTAACTCGCATATTTGTCCAACCCCCACCAAACCCTAAACCCATGAAACGATTTTTAGTATTTGCTGGTGATGCCTATTACCCCAATGGTGGTATGGATGATTTTCAGGAGGACTTTGACACCTTGGAAGAGGCAAGAAGTTTTCAAGAAAAAATCAAAGAAGAGTTTAAATCTATATGGAAGGACAGCTGGAAGGATTTCAAATGGACTGCTATTTGGGATTCGGAAACACGAACCTATGTGTAAAGACCATTTCGTTGACACCACCAAAATGATAAACCCAACCCCATGAAACCAACCCCCACCGATTTCCGCCGCTGGCAAATCCACATCCGCAAGGAGTGTGTGAACTGCTCCAAGCCCGACCATGCCGAAACCATCAAGCCGTGGTCCGTCAACTGGACCCTGCTGGGCCGTGTCCTTCAAGCCAAGAAAGCCTAAGCCATGGAATGGACACGCCTTACCCCGAACACCATGCCCGACTTTATGGAGGAGGTATTCATCGCCCTGCTCGATGGCAACTACGCCGTGGCATGGCTTAGGGATAACCCGACACCAACATTCACCAACATCCACGGCGATGTATGGTGGGTGCATGAAGTTACTCATTGGATGTACCCAACCCCCCCGAAGCCATGACCACCAGCGTAATTCACCACATGGTGCAGGAAGTAGCCAAAATCTTCAACACCACGCCAAGTGCTATCTGCTCGGCCAATCGCAGGCGGGAGAACGTGCTTGCCCGCAACATCGTCACCGACATCGCCTACAACGACTTCCTATTCAAATACCACGAAATCGGGGTAGTTATCGGGCGAACTCATTCCACGCTCATCAAAAACAAAAAATCCTACGAGCAGGACATGATTGCGATGCCTGAAATAAAGTACATCCGCAGACAAGTTTTACACAATGCGCAGGATTACCTGCTACATCTTTACGGAGGCTATATTTCTAATTAAGTGCTACTTAGGTAGTCGGTCAGCACCCCGATAATCGGCAAATCCGTGAGATTCGGATGGGGGGGTGCTTCAGTGCATCCCCCTTTTTTTTTGCATACCTTTGCGTATGGCATCAGCGGAGCAGATTATCCTCGACCTCTACCGAAGCGGCGAAATTCGCAAGGCTTGCCTGACCATCACTGGCGGCGACCCGCTTTGGCGGGATTTGGAACAGGAATGCGTCCTTATCCTACTAGAGAAAGACCCCGACAAAATCCTGCAAATCCATGGGCAGGGTTACTTCAAGTTCTATGTTGTCAGGCTACTGCTGAATCTCTACCGAGGCAAGAATAATCAGTTTGCCCAAAAGTACCGCCACCACGACACCACCGAGGAAATAGACCCCAATGCCGATATGACCCATGAAGAGTACAGTTCCCTTGTGGACGATATGTGGGCGATAGCCGAAACGGAGATGGATTCTTGGGCCAAGGAGGGAGCATTCCCCTACGACAAGGAACTGCTAAAACTCCACATGGCCACGGGGAATATGAAGAAACTAAGCCGTGAAACGGGCATTCCCTACCGCTCGGTGATATATTCCATCGAGCAAGCCAAGGCCAAAATCAAAGCAGCAATCCTTAAAACCCATGGACGTACTGATATTCCCGCTCCTCGTCAGTAGCCTTGCCGCTCTTGCCATTGCCGAGTACCACGTCCTGCCCGCTTGGTGGTATCGCACTTGGCTCGGCAGGCACAAGCCGTTCAGCTGCATCACCTGCCTATCGTTTTGGCTTGGGGCTTCACTCACCCTGCTGACCTGCGACTGGATGCTTGCGCCTGTGTACGGTCTTGCCTCGGCAGGGCTTACCGTTGTCATCCTGCAACTGACCAACCGATGACCTACCAACTGCATCACGGCGACTGCCTTGAGGTATTGCGGTCCATGCCTGATTGCAGCGTGGATTCAATCGTTACCGACCCGCCATATGGCTTGTCCTTCATGGGCAAGAAGTGGGACTACGATGTGCCAAGCGTTGATGTATGGGTGGAGTGCCTTCGGGTCTTGAAGCCTGGGGGTCATCTGCTGGCCTTTGCGGGGACGAGGACGCAGCACCGCATGGCGGTAAGGATTGAGGATGCAGGCTTTGAGATTCGGGATATGATTGCGTGGGTGTACGGGTCGGGATTCCCGAAGTCGCTGGATGTGAGCAAGGCGATTGATAAAAACAACGGAGAGGTTGGTAGGCTTTTGCGATTTACCGAATGGATGCGAACCACAGGGTTAACATCTAAACAAATTGACCAAGCGACAGGAACCAATATGGGCGGCCACTATTTAACGGCCAAAAGTCAGCCAGCAATACCAACAAGAAAACTTTGGGAAAAGTTGCGGCCTTTGTGCGGTCAGGTTCCTGAATGGGTTGATGACTTAGTTGAACGCATTGAAGCCGAGCGGAAGGTGGTTGGGCAGAAAATAATAAACGGTGAAGAAGGAACGGCTGGAGGATATAAAAACGGTATAGCCTCAATACAAGGGGCAAACATTTCTATAAATCGCTCAATAGACATCACAATAGCCGCCACCCCCGAAGCAAAGCAATGGCAAGGCTGGGGGACTGCACTCAAACCAGCACTTGAACCGATTACGGTGGCTCGAAAGCCCTTGATTGGCACGGTAGCCGAGAACGTCCTGCAACACGGGACGGGAGCGATTAATGTGGATAGGTGTAGGGTGGGGGAACGAGAAAAGGAACAATTTACGGGCATAAAAAACGGAAGCATAAATGCTTATGGGGATTATTTTTATCCAAAAGGCGAAAAGGCACTACCCGCTGGCCGCTGGCCCGCCAACTTCATCCACGATGGGAGCGAGGAAGCCACCGACCTGCTCAAAGATTCGGCCCGCTTCTTCTACTGCGCCAAAGCAAGCAAAGCGGATAGAGGCGAAAACCACCACCCAACCGTCAAGCCCACCGACCTCATGCGTTACCTCTGCCGACTTGTAACCCCACCCAACGGAATCGTCCTCGACCCATTCATGGGTTCAGGCTCAACAGGCAAGGCGGCGATGCTGGAAGGCTTTGCGTTTGTCGGGATAGAACGGGAGGCTGAGTACATCGCTATATCCGAGAAACGCATTCAGGCACGCTCCAAACAAGTACAGGAGCAACCAAAGCAACTGACCCTTCTATGACCCAAGACGAATACCTGTTGGCTCAAAAGCATCGCCATTACTGGGAGCAATACCAAGCTCACCTGTATATGAGGCTATCCCCCGAAGCGGTTGGCGACCTGCAAACCATCCTTGTAGCACACGGCCGACCGAACACGAATTGGTGGTGCGCGGACTGCGTAAAATCTGCCCTCTCCTACATTTACGAACAGGCGGACCTGTTTCTCGAAGTCAATCAAAACACCATAACATACCCACTGAATGTCAACCCCCAAGGCGAAGGATGACGAAGCCCAAGTGCAGGCTCGGATGGACTCGCTGATGATGGTCATTACGACCCTGTGCGACTGCATCGGAGCGGTGGACGATTCCAATGCCCCCAACGCATTTGCGGTAAAGATGAAGATAGTGGACAAGATTGACGAACTGATTGATAAAATCGAATACTGATGGGAACCAGCAAGGGACACGGCAAGTACATTGAAACCCCCGAAAAGATGTGGGAGTATTTTGAGGCATACCGGGCAGAGGTCAAGAACAACCCAAGGACCAAGACCGTATTTCCCGGCAAGGATGCTATCCCCCAGTACGAACCCTTAGAGCGACCGCTGACCTTGGAAGGCTTTGAGAACTGGTGTGCGGATGCAGGTATCGTTCAGGACTTAGGGGATTATTTTGGGAACACAAAGGGCAACTACTCCGAGTATTCAGCCATCTGTTCACGCATAAGGCGGACCATTCGTCAAGACCAAATCGAGGGAGGCATGGTCGGTCAGTACAACCCATCCATCACTCAACGCTTGAACAACCTTGTGGAACGCCAAGAGAACACGGTCCACATCGAGCAACCCCTATTCCCCGACAATGACTGATGCCGTTAAAAGAGCAAGAGAAGTTCATCCGAACCACGGCCGTAAATAAGGTCCGTGAGTTAAAGCGGTTCGTCAAAGGGGTACAAGGCGGTTCCAGTGCGTCCAAGACGTACTCCATCCTTGCCGTTGAAATCGACTATTGCACGAAGAATCCCTACACGGAAACGAGCGTTGTAGCCGAATCCATCCCACACCTCAAGCGTGGGGCCATGAGGGACTTCATGAAGATAATGACCGTTACAGGGCGGTTCAATGCTGCCCGATGGAACGCCACCGACTTTCGGTACAAGTTCGCTAACGGCTCTTACATCGAGTTCTTTTCGGCTGACGATGATTCCAAGTTAAGGGGTGCAAGGAGGGACAGGCTCTACATGAACGAGGCGAACAACCTATCCTTCCACGCTTACACGGAATTGGCTGCACGAACCAAGCAATCGGTCATCCTTGACTGGAACCCGGTCAATGGGTTTTGGTTTCACTCCGAACTGATGCACGATGAGGACGTGGACTTCCTTATTCTAACCTACAAGGACAACGAAGCCTGCCCCAAGAGTGCGAGGGACTTCATCGAGAAAGCGAGGCTCAAGGCCGAAACTTCGGAGTATTGGGCAAACTGGTACAAGGTCTACGGCCTCGGTCAGGTCGGGACGCTTCAGGGTGCGATATACGAGGACTTTGAGGTCGTGGAGGGTATAGATGTCAGCCGAGCGAAATTCGTCGCCTTGGGGCTTGACTGGGGGTTCAGCAACGACCCTACGGCCTTGGTCGCTATCTACCGCCAAGGGGACTGCCTGCTGATTCAAGAACTGCTCTACGCTACGGGCCTCACGAACCAAGACATCGCAGACAAGTTGCGGTCGCTCGGCATCACAAGGGCTTGGGAAATCGTGGCGGATTCAGCCGAACCCAAGAGCATTGAAGAAATCTATCGGTTAGGTTTCAACATCAAGCCGGCGGAGAAAGGCCCCGATTCGGTCAGGAACGGCATTGACATCCTGAAACGCTACAAGTTGCAGGTTACCAAGGATAGCACCAACCTCATCAAAGAACTACGGTCCTATACTTGGGCGACCGACAAGGAGGGCAAAAACACAGGGGTCCCGATTGACTCGTTCAACCACGCCTGCGATGCTATGCGATATGTGGCTCTCAACAAGTTGAGGGTAAGCAATTCGGGAAAGTATGTTGTGGTGTAACTTTACCGCCATGAACCTCGAATCCTTCCTTGATTTGCTTTTGATTTTTGGCAGATTCGCTCTCTTATTGGTCTTGCTTTTTGCAATCGCTTCGCTATGAAACTCATCCACTACTATCACATCTATTGCGGAGGCGGCGGCCAATGGCAACTTATCGTGAACCAACACATGATGGCCCTGTGCAACTACGGACTGATTGAGCAACTAGACGAGATTCGGGTCGGCATCGTTGGTCCACCAGAGCAGAGGAAGGCGGTCAAGGAAATACTTGACAATTCCCTGATAAAAGACAAGGTAAAGGTTGTCGTTACTCGTACCAACGCTTGGGAGCAGGCCACCCTGACCGAGATGTACAAGGCAAGCCAAACTGAGGATGCGGCGTACCTGTACGCTCATACCAAGGGCAGTTCCGACCCATCCCTCATCAACCAACTTTGGTGCAGGTCGATGATTTTCTTCAACGTGGTTGCATGGGAGCGGTGTCTTGCAGAACTGGAGAACGCGGATGCGGTTGGAGCCTATTGGCTGACCAAGGAGGAGTTCCCCCAAATTGCAGACCACAACAACCCCGATGGCTACCCCTATTTCGCTGGCACGTTCTGGTGGGCCAAGTCATCGCATATCCGCAAGCTCGGCGAACCCGTGAGAGAACACCGCTGGCAGGCCGAGCATTGGATAGGCAAGGCCGAGGGGATGACCGTGTACAATTCCTGCAAGGGGTGGCCTGCACCCGATAAGTTTATCATTACGTTTTAGTCATGTACCATTTACTTCCAACCGACCGACCCATAAAGGGCATTGAAATTGGCTTATGTCAAGGCCACAATTCCGTGCGAATGCTTAACCGACTGCCAAACCTACACCTGACCGCCATTGACCCGTTTGAGGGTTATGAGGATTGGGGTGGATATGTGAGTTCCGAAATCCTGCAAGGCAGAGAGGTCACGGCATTGCGAGCATTGGAATCGTTTTCCGAAAGGTTTACTTTTATTAAGCGATATTCCGATGCAGCCCTTGAACTGCTACCCGATGAAGCGTTTGACTTTGTGTACGTTGATGGCGACCATTCCTACAAATGGGCCTTGCACGATATGACCAACTACTGGAACAAGGTCAAGTCGGGCGGTGTGCTTTGCGGACATGACCGTTCCCTTTCGGGAGTGGCCCAAGCCCTTGCCGAGTTCGGAAAAGGCTTTACCCCAAGCGAAGAACCACAAGGCGATTCTTGGTACATTGTTAAACCATGAAAATCCCCGTCATCATCAACAACCGCAACCTGCTGACTTGGCCCAAGGCGATGGTCAGGGATTTGAGCAAGTGGGAGGGGATTGGTGACATCTACATCGTGGACAACGGTTCAACATACGAGCCGCTCTTGGACTGGTACGCAACAAAGCCCTGCGAGGTTATTTCCTTGGGCGAGAATGCAGGTCATCAAGCGCCATGGCTTTGCGGATTGGTGGAGCGTCTTGGCTCGCCAATGTACGCCGTGACCGACCCCGACCTCGACCTTTCCAAGACCAGCAGGCAGACCATCGTCAAGTGCGTTGAGTGGTTGCAGATGTTTCCGACTGTGGGCAAGGTTGGTCTATCCTTACGCTGGGATGACGTGCCACCACGGTCATCGTATTACACCCACGTCAACACCTACGAGGCTAATCGTCAGCAAGGGTCAAGGATAGTCAATGCGGCCAAGATTGACGTGCCTATCGACACCACGTTTGCGGTGTACAACAGGCAGGACTACTTCATTGGAGGCGTTTCGCTCTTGGAATCCGCAAGGCATATTCCTTGGTACTATTCCGAAAAAGAACGCAAGGCTGACAAGGAGTTCAGTCAGTACCTTGCATCGGCATCGGCGGCATCGTCTTACAAAACCTTCCTAAACCTATGAAACTCCAAGACCTCACCATCGACCAATTCCAGCGCATTGCCGCTTTGGAATTATCCCCTGCCCTGAACGATGCAGACAAGCGATTGGGCGTGGTTGCGATTGTGGAGGGAGTGGAGGTCGCTATGGTCAGGGATATGCCAGCCACGGCACTCACAAAGCGTTACAAGGCTATCGTCAAGGAATGGAACGAACTGCCTGCATTGGCTTACAAGCGTAAGTTCAAGGCAGGTGGCAAGTGGTGGATTCCCACGGTGTTCACGGATGAGTTAACCGCAGGGCAGCTCATCGACCTGATGGATATGAACACCACGGACGAGCGCCAACTGGTGCAGAATCTTCACCGCATCATGGCAACGCTGTGCAGGGAAGCAGGGTTCATGGGTTGGTTCCCGAAGAAGTACGATGGGGCAGGCCATGCCGATAGGGCCGAACTGCTCAAAACCAACGCCAAGGTCGGCGATGTTTGGGGGGTGGTCAGTTTTTTTTTGCTAAGTTCCGAAAGCTACTTGAAAATTTTGAGCGACTATTCCAAGCACCTGACGAAGGTGGCGAAGGGCCTGTAACGAACCCCCTCGCAGGCTACGGTTGGCTGATGGTCGTGTGGAGGATGGCCAACAAGGATGTCCTGAAGTTCGATGCCATCTTTGCGATGAAGGCGGTGGAGTTCTTGAACTATGCCCTGCTGATTCACGACATTTTGGAGGCGGAGAGGATGGAAGCGGAGAGGGCGAGGCGTAGGTAGGACACTATCAGGCGCAGGGTACATTTACCCACATGGAAACAACCATCCTTGCGAATGGCAAGCCCGTAGGTAAGTTCGGCAGCGGTTCGATGAAGGGCGTCGACCAAACCGCTTTGGAGGGCATTGGTTCAGTCGCCGGCCCCAAAGGTGGAGGCAAGTCGCCAACCTATGACGTGCTGGTCAAGTGGATTGAACGGGTCATTGAACTTGCGAAGAAGAACCTCGAAGCAGCCAACGCAAACGCAGGGGGAACGCTATCGGCATCCATCGCACCCGAAGACATCGAACTTTCCGCAAAGCAAATCGTCGTGGCTATCATGGCTAACCCCTATTGGAAGTACGTTGACCAAGGGGTGCGAGGCAAAACGTCAAGTGCAAAGGCTCCGAGGTCGCCATTCCAATACAGGGACAAGTTCCCACCTGCCCAAGCAATGGCCGACTGGATTGCCAACAAGGGTATTCCCGTTGTGCCGACCTATTCCCGTGAACTCAAGCGGATGCGGACCAAGCAGGAGCAGGGATTGGTCGATGGCAGGTCGGTCGCTTACTGGGTATTCCAGCGAGGCACACGGGCCACGAACTTCATGTCTAACGCCCTATCCCCCGAAATGATAGACGTTTTGGTGAACACAATCGCTGAAACCCTTGGCAAATCGGTAAGCGTAGCAACTAAACTATAACAATGGCAATATCAGTCTTATCGGGGTCACCGCAAGCAGCGACCCCTGTTTACAACAAGATGCTCTTTAAGGTGAGTGGCTCGCTTACCAGTGGCACGAATTACCGCTACGTCTGCGATGTCAAAGACGCAGCAGGAACGACCACGCTGGCACGGCTCAAGTGCGACAAACTGCCGACGACTAACTACGGTTTCTTTGACGTGAGCAGGGTCGTGGAAACGCTTATCGCACCGCAAGCACCATCGACTGGCGAGCGTGGTCAGTTCTATGACCATGCTGGATTTTATTCGGGGTATCGCTTGGACTTTACGCAAGAGTACGGCTCAACGCCTGTGGTAACTGGTGCCGTTACAACGGTCAGCGGAAACATCGCCTTTGCAGGCAACTTGGAGGTCTTGGAATATACGGATTGGCTAAAAACGGTTGGAGTTGGGCAGTTATATCCATTCTATTTCAACGCAACGCCATCAAGCATCAAGGCATTGACAACCACCGCCGATGCGACCACATTTGTGACAAGTGGATTTGCGCAGGCTGACGTGGCCAAGGCGTTGAAAGATACGCTTAACGTGGTAACGCCAAATCAAGCTGGGTGGGTTGCAATAGCAAGTCCAATTGGAGATTATTGGACGGAGTGCAGAATTCAATACTGGAATGCAGATGGCTCAAGCATTCGGAATTATTACATCAACAACACAACAACTTCGGGAACGACTAACAACATCATTAGGTTTCCGTCAGGGCCAAGGAATATAAAAACGATTTTAGCTGCTCAGGCTTCGGATTCTTTTGCTGGCTCACACTTATTTCCAACCGCAGAAGGCGCAGGATATTCCGTGCATTTTGAGAGAAGCGGCGCAATGAGCGAGCCAATGTTCTATCGCATCGGCCCATGCCAGCGATTTAACTCCATACCCGTCCACTTCATCAACAAGTTTGGAGGGATAGACACCTATGCCTTCACTATGAAGAACCGCAAGCGAGCGAATGTGCAGCGGGATATTTACGGGTACAATACGGACGTTTATGCTACCCTCACCTATGACAAGGTTTGGGCAGGGTCATTTGACTACGTCTATGCACTCAACTCCGATTGGCTCACCGATGCGGAAAGCGAGTGGCTCATTGAGTTGGTTCGCTCCGGGCAGGTGTGGTTGGAATTGGATGGCCAACTCGTGGAAGCGGTGGTCAACGCCAACCAGTATCAGTTTGTAACCCGTAGGAACGACCAGCTCCAGCAGTTGCAGTTGGAAGTTGCCATCGCATACAAGAACAACATCCTATGAGCGTCACCCTGATTGCGTACCCGCTTAACGATAGCAATACCGAGGTTCCCTATGTCTTGGACACGATGGGCGGCACGGACGTTGCCATCACCTACAGCATCAGCGACATTGAGGATGTGACCAAGCGCAGGGGGTCGTTCAGCAAGACCATCACCCTGCCGAACACTCCGACCAACGAGCGATGCTTTGGCTTTGCCTACAACATCCAGTCCTTCGTGGGTGGCTTCACGCCGAACAAGAAGATAAGGGCGGCGATGTGGGAGGATGGCGTGCAGGTGTTCAGCGGAGTGCTGCAACTGCTATCGATGGCCAAGACAAGGGGCAAAGTCACCTACGAGGTTGGCCTGTTCACGGATGACGTGGGATTATACCAAGCCATCGAGGGGAATCTTCTTGTGAACACGGCAGGTGTTACTGGCATGAACCACACGCCAACGAGTGGCCACGTCAGCGGAACTTGGACGGCAAGCGGTGCGGCATCGAGTGGTTACGTCTATGGGGTCATAGATGCGGCGGGATTCACGGACATGATGAACCTTGACGGTGGTGGATGGTTTCAAGCGGCATGGTGGCAGTTAGGGCCAAGCATCTACGTCAAGAAGATGGTTGACTTAATCTTTAGTCAAGCGGGATACAGGTACTCCAGCAACTTCTTCAACTCGGCAACTTTTGGTAAGTTGGTGCTGCCCTATGCGGCAGGCACGATGCCTGTCAACCTTTCGGGGAGCAACATCTTTGCGCAAAGCACAGGAAATACTGCAAATTTTTCCGAATTGGTAGAACAAAAGGTTTCCTTTCCAAAGGACACTCCTGCGCCCTATTATGACAATAGTGGATATTGGGTCGCATCGTCAAGCACTTTTGTTGCCCCTTCGGTTGATACTCGCTGGAATGTTCGGGTGTCATTTACTCTAAGTGGTTCAGTTGTATCCGACAACAATAACATTTGCAGAATGGCAATTCGCAATCCTGCATCAGGAGGGAATTTTGCTACTGCTATAAATTTTAGTTTGAAAAAAAATGTAGTATCGGTTATAGATTTTAATAATGTCACAATACCTGCATTTTCTAACGCCAATATACAGTTTTTGGTTGAATGGGATGGTATAGGTGGTTTCACGCAAAACTTTACAATCCTATCAGGCGCAACCATACAATGGACTTGCCTTGAAAATCCAAGCAGTATCGGAACACTCGATATGCGGACCGCTCTGCCTGCTGACGTAAAGCAAGGCGACCTCCTGCAAGATTTGCAGAAGATGTTCAATTTGCATATCATGGCGGATGCTCAAGACCCAAAACTCTTGTACATCGAGCCTTGGGTGGACTTCTACGCTTCGGGCGTGGTGGACTGGTCGCAGAAAGCGGATGAGAACGCAGAGCAAATCCTGACCAACGGCGACCCGAACGCAAGCACCAACTTAATCTTTAAGTACAAGGACATGGGCGATTACCTGTCCAAGACGTACAAACAGTCCTATCCGCTCGCCAAGGAAGGCTACGGCGGCAAACTATTCCCAACGCAGAACTTCTACGGCAAGGGGGATAAGATTGTTGAAACATCCTGCGGTACGCTTATACCTGCATCGTTTACTACCGACAAGATTGTAGGTCGTACTTGGGATATTGACGGCACGCTTGCAAGCGGCACGGTCAAAAAATTACAAACAGGTTATCGCTTGGCGCAATACAACTTGGTTGAAGGACAAACCGAATGGGCTTATCAATATGGAGTAAGTTCTACTGTTAGCGGCAATGTATCGGTAGGTGTCGGCATTCTTCGGATGCCATTCGTCAGCCACATCGACAACCCCTACGCCCCGACCTTTGACCTTGCGTTTGAGATTCCTCGCTTGGTGTACTACAACGCCGTGAACGCAAGTGGCAGCACCATCAACTACACCAACAACAACCTGTTCAACAAGTATTGGAAGAACTACGTAAACGAAACGGTGAGCAAGGAAGCCTTGCAGTTGGAATTGACCATGATGCTCTCCAGCGTGGACATCTACCAGTTGGACTTCCGTAAGCCGATTTATTACGGCGGCATCCGATGGCGGTTGTTGGAGATTCGTGACTACCTCGTTGGGCAGATGAAGCCGTGCAGGGTAACGTTACGCCGCATCCTGAACCTTGCGGAGTTCGTGCCTGTGACTGACGTGCCGATTTACAGTAACCCTGAATTTTTGTACAACGGGCCGATTACCAGCGACCCATCCGACCCGAACTACGAACCACCTGTAAACCCTGAACTACCCTCCGAATAATGGCAGACGTAACTAAAGAGATTGCACTTGAGGTAAGCCTCAAGGATAGCACCAGCGCAGGAACGCAAAGCGCAAAGCAACGCTTGCGTGAAATGCAGAAGGAATTGATTGCCATGGCCGAAGCAGGCCAACAGGGAACCGATGCGTTCAAGCGATTAGAACGGGCGGCAGGAGAATTAAGGGATGAGATTGGCGATGTCAATCAGCGAATCAAGAACCTCGCATCCGACACCAAAACCATTGACGCTTTTGTTGGAGCGGTGCAGGGTATAACCGCAGGCTTCCAAATCGCCCAAGGTGCTGCCGCTTTGTTCGGCGATGAGAACGAGGATTTGCAGAAGGCGATGCTCAAGGTGCAGGGAGCCATGGCCCTTGCCAACGGTGTTCAGCAGGTGGCTAACCTCTTGCAGAAGGAATCGGCGGTCATGATGGGAATCAACACGGCAGCGACCAAGTTGTATGCCGTGGCCGTAGGTACGGCAACTGGAGCAATGCGAGCGTTTAGGATTGCCCTTGCAGCAACAGGCATCGGTGCGATTGTTGTAGTTCTCGGACTTGCTGCCGAGGCGATGGGGTTATTCTCAACCAAGACCGAAGACGCTGCCGATTCGCAGAAGGATTTGAAACGCTCGCTTGAGGACACCGCTGGAACGCTGGAATACTATGAGCGTAAACTCAAGGCCAATGGTGCAACCGAGGCAGACCTTGCAAAACTCCGCAGGCAGACGCTGGTGAACGAGAAGGCTGAACTCGACCGCAAGTTGCAGGAAGATGTGGCTCGGTATGGTGTTAAGAATGACAGATACCAG